TGGGGGGCATTTTGCCCCCCTCTTTTTTGTTTGGTTCTTTTTTTTGATTATTAATTAATTAAGTTAAAATATGCGTTGTATAAATATGCGTTGTATGTGTGCAGTTTCACCTGCACTGTGGTTATACATATATATGTGTTTATGCGTCCTCGTCCTCCTCGTCCGCCTCCCGCAAGTTGCCCTCCTCGTCCCAGTATTGGTCGTCCATAAGCACCTTGCAGTCTGCCCAGTTGGGATGCTTGTCTAACCTCTCGATGCTAATATACTCATCGTCCTTTGGGTTAATGCATCTAAACGCTGCCCATGCGTTTGGACTGTTGGCAATCTGGTTTTTCTCACAGCATTCTGTGCTTGCTCTTTGGAGGTTAAGGAATCTGCGTCCGCGCCATTGTGCGTTAAGTCCTAACCAGTTGCCCTCTGCGGATGGGTAATAGGCGAGTCTCATTGCTATGCCTTCAACCCATAGTCGCTTGATGCTCATCTCAACCACCATCCCCTCTTTGCAGTAATCACCCTCATAAGTCATGGGGCGTTTATAGGTATAGCGTTTGCCCTCTGGTTGCTCGACCACTGGGGCGGGTGCTTTTGCTTTGGGTTTGGCGGATGCCTTTGCTGGGGTGTGGCGCACTGGGGTGTCGCGGACTATGGGTTGTGCCTCGGCAGTCTGGTCTCTGTACTGCTGGTTGCCGATAATACCTTTAAGACTGGCGACCATGTCTTTCATATCATCCTTGGCGTCTTGCAGTTGTGCTTTGAGGGTGGCGACTTCTGCTTGGAGGGCGGCGATGGTGGCGTATGCTAAACCATAGACTTGCTCGTCGCTCATCACCTTGTTCTCGGCAATTGGGGTGTCGTCCTCGTCGTCGCTTGCAAAGAAGTCTGCCTCGCATTCACAGTCCAGTGAGTTTCGCTTGCATTTGTCGCAGGGGGTTTCGTCTGGGATACTGTCTGCGCGAACCTCGCTGGCGACGCTCTCATCATCCTCCTCAGCGCATTCGTCGCAGACCATAATACCAGAGACCCAGCAGGTCGAGTAGTGCTTGTCCGTTAAATCGCATCCACAGTCGTTGCATACCTCGACATCCTCCTCATCCTCCTCCTCAGCGTCGGTTTCAGCGTCGGCGGGAGCGTCTCTGTCGTTTGAACCCATGGCGGTGAGTTCGTCACGTTCCTTGGCGTGACTGATTTTATCGTCGCAGCATCGGCAAACATAGATCTCATTATAGAGTTGGTCTTTGGTGAGTCCGGTTAGGAACGGTTGGGTGGGATAGTTGGTTCTCAACCACGCATAGAGTTCCTTGTTGGTCTTCTTGCCGAACTCTGCCTTAATGGCGTCTTTGCATACTTTCTGTTTTTCGTTTGAGTAGTTCATCTTAACTTGTTGTTGTTCGTGTTGTTGGTTTGGGTTTGTTTTAAAAGTGTTAATTTTAAAAGTCTTAATAAGGTTGTTATTATTTTATACCTTCACAACTAACTTCTAAAAAGAGTTCAATTTTATGGGTAGTCCATCTTCACACGACGCTCGGACGCTCGTGCGACGCTCAAAAAAAAAGGGGTTTCCCCCCTATTTGTTTTTTGATTAATTAAAGTTAAAATACATAATGGTCAATATATGCTGGTGCTGGTGATATGTCGTCACCTGTGAATCGTCTATTAATTACCCTCCATTCTTGTTTTCTTTGTTCTAAGTCAGCGCCGAATGTATATTCAAAATATTCTATTGGTTGGGTTGGGTCGTGATAAAACCCCAGTCTCCGCACGCATCCATAGTTCCAGTCCCCGTTATAGACCGCATCATAGTCCCATCTAACCCTCCAACAATATAGGTCTGGGTCGCCGTCGCCCAATGTGTTCTTCCAAAATAGTTCGCCTTCCTGCGTATAGGATATACACTTATGCAATGATTCCTCAAATATATGCTCATCTTCTTCATTCGCGCAATCCATCAATGTTTCTGCCATAACCTGTTCTTTAAAGTCTAACAAAATCTGGGCGAGGGGGTGGCGTGGTCTAAAACTTAAAATGTGGGACATAAGTTCTGCGGGGATGTTCTGGGCGTTCATTTTATAGTTATTTGTTAAGCGTTTCTAATTATTTATGCCTTTTATTATTTTGGATTTAAAGTGTTCAATTTTATTGGGTGTCCATCTGTGGCGACGCTCCGACGCTCAGAAAAAAAGGGGTTTCCCCCCTATTTGTTTTTTGATTAATTAAAGTTAAAATATATAATGGTTAAAATATGCATTTATAATTTCCGTGCTGGTGCTTTACTCAATTTATTAAAGTCCAATGTATAGTCAAACCTTTCAGCACAAGGTTTGCATGTCCAATGAAATGCGTCCCAAATTATATTGGCGAGGGGGTGGTGTAGTTTGTTCGTTCCTATGTTTCTCGATCGAGCGATCACAATCGTTTTTACCATAACCATAACAATAAGGTCAGACTGTTCGTTTGTTTTTAATAACTCCATCAAGTCAATCTCGGGGTTTGTTTTTAATAACTGAATCAAGTTAATCTGTGCGTTCATTTTATAGTTATTTGTTAAGCGGTTCTAATTATTGGTTTTGTTTTTGTATTATGGTGTTCAAATAAAAGGTGTTCAATTTTATTGGGTGTCCATCCGTGGCGACGCTCAGACGCTCAATTAAAAAAGGGGGGTGGGGAGGCATTTTGCCCCCCCTGTTTTTTTATTATTTTATGGGTTGTTTGTCCATCCGTTGTTTAACATATAATCGCCATCATCATCCCAGCAATATGCGCATAGGTTCATTACTGGAACATTACCATCAGCGTCGGGGGCAATCCGTTCAATGTTGTGGAACGCGTCTTTGTCCATGTCTATGCATCGTTTGCAGACAGAGCAATCTATAATGGTTGGTGGGGTGTCGTCGTCGTCGTCGTCGTCGCTGTCCTCACTGTTTGAGCATCCGCATTTTGTGATGTCGTTGCTAATAGTGTCCCCGCAGTGTCCGCATACCCATACGCGCGATTTATCGAACCACCCGCAGTCGCATTCAAAGTCTTGGTGTTTGCTTAACTGGTCGTCGCAATCTGGGCAACGGGGGATGCTGTGGCAGTGGGCGCAGTAGTCTAATACGGTGTCCTTGCCCCCTAAACGATGGATTACAACTTGGATTAAAGTGCCTTGTCTAAACAGTTCAGTGCAGTCGTCGCATTGTTCTGTTTTGTCCTCATAGCAGTCGTCGCACCATACCTCATTGTTGTCCATGGTGTGTCCGACCTCGTTGCCGAGGTTATTGTCGCAAAATCCACAGCACACTTTGTTGTTGGCGTTCATTTTGTCTTGTTTTACTTGGTTGTTGGTTTGGTTTATTACTTGGTTTATTACTTGGTTGTTATTTTTAATGCCTCTGGACTGCAACCAATTTAAGTTTTCAATTTTATGGGTGTCCAGACGCTCAGACGCTCTAAAAGGCGGATTTTGGTTAGGCGGTTTTGTTTTGGTTTTAAACGCTTGGGGTCTAAAATCAAAAAAAAAACCAAAGACTTGGTTTTTTTGTAAAAAAAAAATCCGTGGGGATTTTGAACGCTAAAAATTAAAACCGCCTTAAAATCCGCCTTTACATGATTTTACCAATGGGGTTCTTCAACTCTAAATCCAAGAACCCCCGTCGCGACGGGGGCATTGGCAATGCCTTTTTCATAGACCCATCCACCAATAAATTATCCATTCGTTTCAGGACGGCGGTCATCGGTTTCTTAACGCCCATCCCTTTGTTTGAGTGCATAACAGTGCGCCCACTGGGGACGACCGTTCGCGCTTTTGTGCGTCCTATGATTACTTCTCCTCTCATCTTTATATATATCGGTTAAGATTTTAATCTCGTCTAAACGGTTTCATCAGGGTCGCGTATAACCAACTGAATACATAGGTTTGGGTCTAAAATGGTGATGGGGCGATAATTCTGGTCGACAAACTCAATCTCCACGAACCCATAATAACCCTCCTGAATACTCACGAAGGCGGGGTATGAGTTTTGTATATCAATGTTTGACCCGAACCCAACATTGGGCGTGAAGGAATAGAGCGTCCTGCTGAACTGGGAATAGGGGTTATTGACTAAATTGCACTGCATAATGAGCGAATTGACTGGCGTGAGATTGGGGGTCAGATCGGATAAGACACTATAAGTGGCAGTTTGCTGGGCGGGGGGATAAGTGCCGGCACTAAACCCAATAATAGACCCAATACTATTGGTTGCGGGAATGACGATTTGCGGGGTGTTTGCGGTTGCGGGTAAAGCACCGCCTCCCCATCCTGCCGAAGGTGCTGTATAACCCGCAGGGAGTGCGGTTGGAACACCAAAGGTGTCTATTTCAACATCATACGACGTGGTGTTATACACAAACTGGGCATAATAGACATACTGCCCCGTGCTATTTATCAGATAGTAGTTATTCGCAATCATTAAAAATTGGAAGTATGCGTTCAATTGTGCGAGTGTATAGAACCCGTCAGGAACGGTCACGGATAAGGTTGCTCCCAATGGTGCTGCGCCTGTTGGAAATAATGCACTGAATGTGTTGTTGCCGTTTGCCGACGTGATATTAAACCACGAATAGGGCATTGTTATTGCCTGAACGCCTACATAAGACCCTCGCTTTAACATGGTTGTCTGTGCTAAATTGAATCTATACCGAGAGTTGTTTGACCCCGTCACTGCCGTTGTGCTATTAAATACAATTGTATGAACCATTCTTATACATTACCAAGGGATTTTAATTCATACAACAGTTTATATCCCTCCTGTTTCTTAACCCGACCGATTTTCATAAACTTCTGCACTAACTGCTCCATCTCCTTAATTATACGGGGCGAGTTGTTGCCTATGCGGAGTTCGCCTTTGAGAAGTTCCCAGCGGTTTGTATCTTCACTCATCTCGTCGGTTTGCAGTTCTTTAATACCCATCGCCCGTGCCACCCCCGACTTTTCCATTAATTTTTTGAGGGTCGTTTGTTCGCCCTTGTCTAAATGTTTCAATGCTCTGTCCGACCATTTACCCGTTTCCAACATTGTGCTTATTTCATCACGAAGGTCTTTGCTGATTTCTTGTGGTCTAAAATCGGGGTGCGCCACACCCGTCGAGTGATATATAACTCGCAGTACTCCGTTCTTCAATCTGGGTTCATCTATGAGAAACTTGCCGAACTGCACATATTGCTCCTCTTTTGCGGGGATTGCTATGCCTTTGCCTTCTATGATTTTCTTTTGCGTATAGACGGCACGCATCTGTGCCTTTTTGCGTCCCTTAACCATACCCAATCCTGCGTATTCTTCTGGCACCAATCTATCCACCTTGTATTTTTTTTGGTTAATTTCAAAGAGGTCTTTTGTGAGTTTCTTTACGATTTCACGAGCGCCGAGGTTTGCGACATAGGGGTCAAACGACAACCGTCCTTTTCGGTCTTCATCTCCGGATTCGCCTATCAATCCCGTTTCCCGCAATGCTTCTAACCATTCCGCTTTGGTTCGCTTGCCACCCGATCTGCCTTCTCTCGCCAATAGCAACGCCTCCAATTCTTTCCACATTAAACCTTCATCTGCGGGAGGTGCCGATTCACCTGCGGTGGTTTCCTCAACTGCTTCCTCTTGTTTTATTGTTGGTTGTCCTCCCGCCATCATTTCTTCGGCATCATCACGCAAATCACCCATAATATACCCCGTTCCCGAGGTCATTCGCGCAACCCTTCTCACCCATGTATGACCTAATACTTGGAATGTTTTCACATCTAATCGGGTGTATTTCTTTCGGGTGTCTTCCAAAAATGCCTTTATGGTGCGGTTAAGAACTATCACCTCGTCATCGCTAAAATCACGAACTATCTCTTCTGCGTCCACAGGCGTGGCGACTGCTTTCATTGATGCTATTAATTTAAGACGCTGTTTCTTTCTTTGCTGTGAGATAATGGTGTCCTTATCGGGCAACGACTGGTTAATCATCGCAATACGGGCAACATAGTCTTCGTTGGATTCGTTGGGATATTGTGCAGTGCTTCGCTCTCCAATATTGAGTGCCTTTGCCTCATTGATACGCTTCTCTTTGTATAACCCAGTCAATATCCGTTTTTGTTTTTCTTGCTCTTCTCTAACCATTTCCTCCATTGTATCGGGCAGTGTGGTTGTTTCAAACTCGGTGTTAAAATCTTCTCGGGCATCATTTTGCGACCTTGCTATATCCGTTGTCGCACTCAACATCCCAACTGGAAAATATAGAGGTTTGCCTTGATACATATAAGGGTTGTTTCTCACTGCTGATGTGAATGCCCTCTTTTCTAATTCGGGCATCAATTTTTCCATAACCAATTCTAATGAATCCGCTATTTCGGTTTGCGCCTGCATATCATGTTCTATGTCATAATCCAAATCCTCGCCAGTCAGGTCTTCTATTAAATCCTCGGCGTCGCGGTCTTCAATCAATAGCGAGTCTTGCTGTGCCGAATTGGTGCTTGTGCCTATCCATCCCAGCATTTCGTTATTCACTTTTGCTTGGCGGTTGCCTAATTCAACCATCATTTTCAGTTCTCTCACGCTGGTCATTGTATATTAATAGTGGGGAAAATTATTTCAAAAACTCCGGAAGGTCTTGAATCACATCAAAGTTATGTCTAAACCGCCCTTCGGGCGGGGCATCAATATCTATCATCAGAAAATCTTGGAGCGATTTACCCGTGGTTCCTTCATAGAGTTTTACCATCTCTTCTTTTGTTAAACCCAAAGAGTACTCCCGCATAATCAATTGCAGATCGCGCATCCCACTAATCTTTTTCAAAATGATATAATTCACATTTCGCCGTATGTTCTTAAACTCCTTGTCGCCGTTTCCAAAATAGGACTGTGCTATAAACACACACGACACATTCCGCTTTCTCGCTCTAATAAAATATTGTGCCACATATTTCAGGTTGTCGAGCATAAGGTCGTCAAACACCACGAGGTTATTGTCCGCCTTATTGAACTTGTCTAAATCGGGGATTTTCTCAATGCCTTCTAAAATCTCCAACTGGTCGCCCTTGATTTTGGTCTGCAAAAATCGGTAGAGTGGTTCGTCAGCATTTTTTGTGATGATGACGATTTTATCCCACGTCCCCGCCATGATATTGATAAGGTTTAAGAGAGTTCCGGTCTTGTATGACCCTGATGAACCCACTATGAGCATTCTAAACGGCACTTTAATGTGGTGTGTTTCATAGTGCGGGTTGTTGCTCGTTGTCAGCAGATTTTTCGGCATCTTTTCGTAAAAATTAACCAAGTTCGTTTTTTTGTCCGTCATTATATTATCTGTCTCTATATTATACCAAGACAATGTTCTCCATTTTTAACATCAATAACTTCAAAAACATGCATCGCTTCCAGCAACCACCTTTAACCATAAATATACCCGTGGATGATACGGTTAAGGGCGGATCTGCCCCCGAGGTGTCCACTGTCGCACCCGAAACACCCGAACACAAAATCCAAGTCATTTATGATGACCTCGTGAAAATTGGATATATTGAGGAGGATTTAAGCATACAATCCGAAGTCCCCGTTATAGAAATCCCCGTAAGCGAAGAATCCGAAGTCCCCGTAAGCGAAGACCCTGTAAGCGAAGAATCCGAAGAATCCGTAAGCGAAGACCCCGCCATGCTCGAACCAACTCCCGAGGCACCATACGGTTATACTGCGAGCGGACGCATCCGCAAACGCCCTCTAAAATCTATGCTTTCATAAATTAATATGTCGCCATTATATATAATGGCAACATACGCTCCCCCTTCCGAAACTTTAACAATATTTAACCCAGACGTCTTTTTGACTAACGATGCAGGTGATTTCCTTGCTTTCCCCGTTGCTCAGGGTTCAGAAACATTCCCGTTTGGTTTAACAGCATCTTCTTTAACGACCGTCGACCCAACTACTATCGACTCTCTTGTCATGTCTGACCTGAATCCTCAATACAAAATAGACTATCCCGTCGATAGTGGTCGCATAGATTTTTATTCAAATACTTCAGGTGGCGTTTCAACGAGGGGTGGTAAAATAGATGCGACCGGAGTCCATACCATCAGCAAGTTTGATACGATTGACGAAACTGCTGGGGTGCTAAATATAGGAACTGCGACTGCGAGAACTGGGTCAATTAATATCGGCACTGGATCTTCAAGTAAAACTATAACTATCGGTGTCACCGGTGGTGGTAATACCGCTATAAGTGGAAGCAATGTTTTACTCCGTCCAACTGCCTCTGGAAATATAAATATAGGAGATAGTGGAACAAGTGGAAACATAAATATAGGACGAACCGATTCGACTTCTTCATCCCAAGCAATTAATATCGGCACTGGGTCGGCGCATACTGGGGCAATTGAAATAGGCACTGCGGATAGTAATAAAAATATAACTATCGGTAGTGTTGGTTCCACTGGTAGTTCAACACTTATCAGAGGTAAAACTGTCTCAGTAAATGCAAATATAACTAGTGGAACACTTAATTTTGGACAAGCAATGACTGATGCCACTGCCACTATTAATATTGGGACGGAATCAACTTCGCAAACACCAATCAATATCGGCACTGGAACTGGAACCAGAACCATAACCATTGGAAATACTACTGGAACTACGGTCGCTTTGGCGGGGTCGACTATAACTGCATCAAAAATGGCGATTGCTGGGACTTTGAGTGCTGGGGCATCAACTCTGTCTTCGGTTTTATCTAACGCTTATAACGGTGCTACCGCAACTGGAACTATGGAACTTGGTACTAATATCACAACTGGGAATATAAGAATTGGGTCAACAATTATGACGGGTGGGTCAATTCTTATCGGATATGATTCAGCAATTGGTGCTAATAACCAGACGGTCACAATATGCAGTTCTGGTGCTGGGACTGGAGAATTAAAATTGGGATATGGAGGATCCAGAACTATTCGTCTTGGAACCACCACTTCTACTATTAATATAGGCGAAACTAATTCATCTTGCACGATTAATTTGGGGATGCCTTTAACTCCAGCATATACCCCTGCTTCAATCTCTGCTTTTGATATAGGAACCATTCAAACACCAACATCAACAGGTCTCACGACAATAACCACCAGTGCTGGAAATCTTGCTCAATTTGACCTTGGTGTTGGTGTATGGGATGTTCAAGTGAGAGTAAGAATGACGAACTTTGTATCGTTTGCTAAAAACTTTTTCCGTTTGAGTTTATCAACTACCAGTGGAACTCAAAGCACCTATGTAAATGATTGGATGGCGGATAATGCCGATGGTGCTATTAATTTGTTGGTTAATGGAAAGTTTTCTCTATCGGCAACAACTACAATATATGTTGTGGGAAGTTGTGGCGGTGGTATAGGAACAGCACCAGCAACTGCTACTACAAATGCGGATGTTCAAGCAATGAGAGTGGCATAGGCAGTTTTATGTCTCATCTATATCCCAAAGCAAGGCGGATTTTGAATAGGCGGTTTTATTTTCGTTTAAATCTACCAGACCCAATTTTCAAAAAAAAAACCAAAACCTTGGTTTTTTTTTCAAAAAAAAATCCGTGGGGAATCTGAACCTCAAAAAACAAAACCGCCTTAAAATCCGCCTTTCCCGCCCATTTTTATTGTCCCTTAATTATATATGGAACAATACACCGACCCCAAAAAAGTCCAACAACTTGCTTATAAATATCTCGGCAAAGATGCAGTAATAAGACCCAGCACCCGTGCCACTAAAAAATACATGGTATTATCACCCGAGGATAAATGGATACATTTCGGGCAGATGGGATACGAGGATTTCACTCGACATGGCGACCCAGTCCGTCGCGCTCGGTTTAAAACACGCAATCGTCGGTGGGCAACCGCAGATAAGTGGACACCTGCTTTCCTCTCCTATTATTTGCTCTGGTAAAGGGGAGTGCCTCCCCTCTTGCTCCCCCGCTTTTATATTCCCATTATATATAATGAGCATTTTAACCAACATTGATATTGAGGAAATAATGAAGGGTTTAAGGGTTCCGCTCGTGGGGGTTTTTCTTAAAGATGCTTTACCCAAAACGCCACGAGATAATGGATTTATCGTAATGAATATGAGCGACGTGGGCGAGGTCGGAACCCACTGGGTCGGGTTGGCATTAATAGGCGACACCGCCATGTATTATGACCCCTTTGGAATCGCACCACCCCCAGAGGTCGTGCGGTTCTTTGATAAATATAAACCGCTCCTATATAACACAACTCAAATACAAGACATCAACGACACCTATTGCGGTTGGTCAGTGGTGGCGTGGGCATACTATATGTTTGCAGGGCGGGGTAATCGTTTCCGCTCCATAGGTCGTCGTGAAGTGGAGGAAGATTTCAAGTCCTATTTAATGCTTTACGACGACAAAGATCGCCGTTTAAATCGCACCATTTTAAAAGACCTGCTCTGGAAAATATCGGTGAAACGACCCATCAACTTTCCCTTTATGGACGATTCACTATAAAGGGTTCTCGCGCTTCCATAGGAGTACAGTTATATGGGTGTCTTAAATAGCGGGCGTTGCCTGCGTCTGGTGCTTCAATATATCCTCTCAATAGACCCGCACCCATTATAGCGGTTGCAGTCCAAAATGTGAATAGGGCAAAACCAATGGCGAACTCTTGTGTATAGGGCATCGTTCAGTATAATATATATAGATAAAACAAATCTCTAAATATATTTCACAATGTTTATTTACCCATGTAAGCGGGTAATCCGTTCTTGC